TATTTTGCTTTCATTTCTTGGAATTTTTTTTCTGCTACCTCTTTTATATCTTCAAACATTTTTTTGTCTTTTTTTGTAAATGGTACTGAAAAAGTATTAAAGAAACTCCAAGAGCCATCTGAATTTTTTTCTGCTATCCTTCCTCTTTTTGTAGTTTCTGATATACTTGTGCTCATTGAAAAGTTATTTGGTCTACTCTGTATTTTAATCATTTGGCAATTATCAATTCTATTATCTTCTATACAAAATCTGAAAGTTTGTTTTCTTTGTCTAGTTTCTTTTTTTATTTTATCCCAATCAGTAATTACGAAAGATCCATTTCTAATCATACTACAATCGTGTACTTTTCCTATTTTCATATTAAACTGAACTTGTTCGTCTACTACTATTATGTCAATCATATCAACAATATCGCTACCTACTGATTTGTGAGTTTCTATTTTTACTATGTTTGTCATTTTGTTTCCCCTTTTGTTTTTTTTAATAATCATATATTATCAAATCTGTTTACTATGTCAACAACTAAATAACAACTAAATACATTTTTTTTTCCTAGTTTTCTGGGGTTTATAAAGATAATTACAAAATATTGTAAAAAAAAACTATACACAGTTTGTCATATCTATATAATTTTTAATTTAAGGAGAATCACTTATGAGCATCGAATGTTTATTATGGAGTAAGACAGTTAAGCATATAAACTGTACAGATAAGCTATGTTTAACTTGGTTATGTAATTATGCACAAGAAGATAATATAGCTTGGGCAACAGAGAATCATTTAGCAGATATTATGAATAGTACAACAAGAACAGTTAGGCGAAGTTTAAAAAATCTTCAAGATATGAATCTAATAAAAATAATAAATAGGTATGACGATAAAGGAAGACAGATAAGAAATGATTATAAAATATTAATAGATAATTTACAACAGATGTCCACCCCCTCTAGGACACAGGTGTCCACCCTTAAAGAGAATAATAAAAGTAATAATAATTACACAGAAGATTTTAACAATTTTTGGTTACTATATCCAAGACAAGAAAATAAATTTTACGCATTTCAATGTTGGACTAAAGCTATCAAAAAAACTGATGCAGAAAGTATAATTAGATTTACAAAATATTTTATTAAGAAAAATAAAAATACAGATATAAAATTTATTCCACACGCATCTACATATTTAAATAGAAAAATATTTTTAGATTATGAAAATTTTACAAGAATTAGAAAAGACACAATTGCAGGATAGGAGAGATAATGCTAAATACATCTAGATTAAGAATAGGAAATAATAAAATACAATGTCCAAAATGTTCACATACAAGAAAAAACAAATCAGACCCTTGTTTATCAGTTACATTAGAATCTGATCAAAGTTATATTTGGAACTGTCATCATTGTGGATACAAAGGAGGATATTCGCCATACCCACAAAAACAATATTATTATCCATATAGCAATAAAAAATTATATGTTGAACCTAAACCAATAATTAAAAAAGAAATGGAAACAAAATATCAAAATTTTTTTAAAGAAAGAAAAATATCAAAAGAAACTTTAGATACTTTTAATATTTCTTTTGATCGAATGAAATTTAACGGCACACAAAAAGAAACAGCTATATTTCCATATTATTATGATGGCAAGTTAGTAAACCAAAAATACAGAAGTATTGACAAGGAATTTAGACAAACGAAAGATGCAAGAAGAACACTATACAATATTGATTGCTTAAAATATAATAAGGAAGACCCATTAATAATTGTAGAAGGCGAAATAGATGTTTTAAGTTTACACGAATGTGGATATACTAAAGTAGTCAGTCTTCCAGATGGTGCTCCGAAGGAAGCAAAATATAATCCAGATGATGCAAGGTTTCAAGCGTTAAAAGAACACGCAGAAGAATTAGCAGAAGAACAAAATATAATTATAGCTACAGATAATGATGAAGCTGGAAAAGCATTAGCATTAGAACTTGCACATAGATTTGGAAAAGATAGATGTAGTTATATTGATTGGGGAAGTATATCACTAACAGGAGATATTACTTGTAAGGATTCTTCTGATGCACTTACTTACGGTGCTAAAGATACAATTAAATTATTTGTAGAAGGAGCAAAGCCATATCCTGTTGATGGATTATATAAAGCTAATGATTACATAAACCAAGTTATTGATTTGTATGAAGGTAGAGAAGAAAAACCAAAGACGACAGGTTATAAAGTTCTTGATACAGTTTACAGATTAATGGAAGGAACATTTACTATAGTGACAGGAATACCTAATCACGGAAAAAGTAATTTTCTAGATCAAATATTAATGAATGCAAGTAAGCTACACAAATGGAAGTTTGCAATATTTTCTCCAGAACATTCTACACCTAGACATCTAACTAGATTATCAGAAAAATATTTAGAGTTACCCTTTACAGATGGTGCATCAAGAAAAATGTCTGAAGCTGAATTATTACAAGCTATGAAATATATTAATGATCATTTTTTCTTTTTAGAATCAAGAGATGAAAAGCCAACCATAAAATGGATATTAGAAAAAGCAAGAGTTACAGTTATAAGGGAAGGAATAAATGGAATAGTAATAGACCCATATAATGAGATAGATACAAACGACAGGGGGAAAAAAAGAGAAGATGAATATATAAAAGATATTATTTCTGCTTGTAAAAGATTTGCAAGGACACACAATATTGCAGTATGGATTGTTGCACATCCATCAAAGATGCATAGAGGAAATGATGGCACCTATCCTGTTCCAAGTATGTATGATATATCTGGATCAGCACATTGGCACAATATGGCAGATATTGGACTTTGTGTTCATAGAAACTTTGAAGAAAACGAAACAATAGTTTATGTAAAGAAAGTAAGAGAGCAAGGACTATACGGAGAGATAGGCGAATGTATGTTCACATATGATGTTGCTTGTAGAAGCTATAGAGAAAAATTAACAGAAGAAGTTAAAAAAGAAGTAGACACGAAAGATAAATGGTGGCAGGACTAAACACTCTTCCAAAGAACTTCTGCTTGAAAATCTAGCCAAAAATTTTTTTTATATAAAAAATACATCATTTGAATTTGATATTGTTTAGACTCTGGAATTTTAGTTTTTCCACTAACATATCTTCTAAAATGTTGAGGAGTTATCCCTAAAGCGTGAGCAAAGTGAGTTTGCCACCCTGAAGGGAATAACTTTTTTCCAATTATTTGTAACTCCTCTGGTGTCATATTTATGCGTATATTTTTTCGTTTGTATTCATAATTAATCCACCTGCTTTTTCAAGATGTAAAGACCTCTGTATATCTTTAATTTTTCTTGCTGTAGATGTAAAGGCTTGTATTAAACCATATATTGTAAAATCATTTTCTTTTTCAAATTCTTCTTTTATCATTTCTTGTTCTTTATCTGTAGTATGAAATAACTCTTTGATTTTATCATATTTTACTTTTTTTACTTCTTTAAATGTAGTTTCTCTTAATAATTGTAAATTATTTTTAAAAGCATCTTTACTTAATAAATAATTAATAACTTCATCAACTTTATCTAAACAAGCAGTTGGTATAATATAATTTGGTAAGTGTCCAACAGGATTTTTTACACCTAAATGAAATGTGTTATAAATACTTTCTGTATTTGGTAACATTAATCCGTTAGTACAAACTAATCTATATATTAAAGCCGATATAGTAAGCGAGGATCGACCAACTTCTGAATTTCTAAGGTATATACCCCCATAAACTGTATCGCCTTGTTTGACCGAACCAATTAGATTTGTAAACCTAATTTTACAACTCATTATACTATCATCTTGATAGCCAGATAATAAAACAAAATTCTTTTTATCAAACTTTGGTTCTAAATGTTTTAATATTTCTTTATTATCAATAATTTTATATCTATCAGAAAGTAATGCTCTTAAATTTCCAGAAGATTGACCATTTAAAATATTTTTTATTCTAAATTTTTTCTTAACACGATGTTTTCTAAATAGATGTGGTTTTCTATCTTTATTTAAAGTGTTTATAGTTTTTTCAAATAGTTTTGGTTCTTGTGATTGTATTCTCCTATAATAATTTAATGGTATATCAAATTTTCTAGCAAGAGAATTATGAAAGGTTTGATTCATATCGTAAAGCCTACCATTCAAAACTGCTTGCTTATTATCTACAAAAAATTCGTTCATAGGATTAATACTATCACTCCTTAAAAGTGACTCTGCATTTATTCTTTTTCTAAAAGTTTCATAATCGTAATTTAACATTTTATCCTCCAATAATAATATTATTTGCCTTTTATAATAGCATATAATATGCTAGTATTCTATTATAAATTTATCATAGGAATAAAATGACAAAAGAACTCAATTTAGAATATCTCAATGTAGATGATTTACAACCATATGAAAAGAACAGCAGAGTACATAATAAAGAGCAGATAATACAATTAGCGAAGAGTATCAAAGAGTTTGGATTTACAAATCCAATAATTATAGATGAAAATAATATGATACTTGCAGGACACGCTAGAGTAGAAGCATTCAAAACACTTGATGCAACATATTTTGAAACAGGTATTAATAAAATACCTTGTCTTAAATTAGATAAATTAAATGCAGATCAAAAGAAAGCTTATGTTATAGCAGATAATAAAATAGCAGAGAATTCAGAATGGAACTATGAATTATATATGTCTGAACTAAAATATTTAAAT